TGCTTTCCTCCATCCAGTAACCGTCTTGCACGATGGGCTGAATCTTCGTCCAATCCACGCAGTACAGCGGGTTGGGGCTGAACGAGGCACCGGCGCCGTCCGTGACGGTCACACTGTCCAACTGGGGGATGTACACGATCGGCATCCGATTGAAGTGCGTCACCCCGTCATGGCTATGCAGCATCTTACCCGCCAGGTCCTGCGGAGCGTTGTTGTCGTCCCGCTTGTCCGCGAAGTCCTCCAGTTCCGTGCAGAGGGCATCGCCGGCGTACAGCTTGATGGGACTGCCCACCTTGTCCATACCGGGCTTGATGGCGAACGGAGCCGGGCGGAAGCGAGTGCGGCGGACGGCGGAGCGCAGTTTCCGCAGCAGAGCGTTGTCCACCTTCGTGTAGAAGTCAACGTAGTTCCGCCATTTCGGTTCCACGGCGGCGTCGATGCCGGCCGCGATGGTGCCGGTGGTGCCACCTTGATACCGGATGGTCTGTCCGACAAACCCACCCGCCGTGACACCGTTGCCACCGTAGTTGACGTAGTACGGGATGCCGAAGGGGAAGGTGGTATCCGTCGCGCTGGTCGGCGTGAGCCAACCACGATCTTCGATCAGTTCGGCCAGGTCCCACATGCGTTCTGCACGCCGGGACTTAATCAGGGAGATAAACCCCTTGGCCGAACTCTTCTGCCGCAGAAGTTCCAACACTTCCCACGAGTAGTTCGTGCCGATCTGCGTCCAGGGGACGTTGATCGTGTGCTGGATGTTTTCCACCGACGGCGTATCCGTGTCGAACAACTTCCGGTAGCGGGCAGTGCCCGTGCGGTCCAACACGACGTTGCGGGTGATTGAGCTACCACCGTCCACTTGACGGCGATGTGCCTGATAAATCTGGCACATTTCGTAGTTCTGGGAGTCCCACATGATCTCGAACTCGCCCTTGGGCAGGTCCTGGAGAGTAGTGGCGATCAGGTCAGCGAGTGCAGCATTGTCTACGCCCATTGGAAGGCTCCTATCTGGGTAAAGGTGCGAACAGCGGTTGGGGTATTACTTGAAGATACCGGCGAGACCCGAGGCGACCTTCCGCTCCAACGGCGTGTGGGTGGGGCTGGTGTTGCCCTTACCACGATTCGTCGGTTTTTGCGTCAGCCCTCTGTTCCGCGTCTTGGCTTCCTGTTGGATACCCGCACGTACAACTGCTGTCTTAAACTGGCTGGAAACGGCGTCGTGGGCCATCATCATGGCCTCTTGCAGCCCTAACTGCTTGTTGCGGTTGCCGTACGAAATCATCAGGGCATCCGCGTGTTCCAGCATCTGGTTACGGTTCTCAACCTGCTCCGGCGTCATCTGCGGCGAACCGTGGCCGTAGAATCCTCCCGATACATCCTTGACTTCCGGGCGACCAAAGAACGTCCCGATCTCCCGGTACAGCGAATCCATCGCCGCATCCGCCACGGTTTTCTGGCCCTGTTGGAGCGCCGGTAAAATCCCGTTGAGCCTGTCGATGACGGCGTTCACCGGGCCTACAATCCGGGTGATAAGTTCATCCTGACCGTATTCCTGCTGTAACGCCTGAACGTCGATTGGCGCGAGTACCTGGGCACCGCTAGGGGTAGCCGCCGCAGAACTGCCCGGCTGTCCGGGGGTAGACTGGGCTTGCTGCTGGTCACGGGCACGCCGGCCCGCCTCGGCCCACGACGCCACTTCTTGGTTGCGATTGTCGTGGATTCTCGCAGCGGTCGAAATGAAATCTGCCCCTAGGGCACGGAGATTCCTGTCGATCGCCGCGTCATCCCACCCATACGCAACCAGACTGCGCCGGTATGAATCAGGAAGGGTAGGGGCGTCTGGGTCCGCCGCTGCTCCCGGGGTAACTGGTGTCTCACTGGCCGGGGGGTCCTCGGCATCCCCGGCGTCCTCGGCGTCCGAGGGAGTTTCGTTTTCTACGAGCGCGGCGGGGTCCGCCCCCTCGTAATCGTCTCCAAACGTGGCTTTGAGGGCACCCGCCATCTTCGCTTCCAGGGTCAGGTCAGTGGCCTCTGGGGCGGCAAGCGGGGCTTCGGGGGTCATTATGGCAGGCTCAACGGGTTCGACAACCACGTTGACCTCGTTCGCGGGCAGGTCCTGGTCCATCCTGGTCTCCTTGTGGCAGTTGCTCCCCCCAGTAAGAGGAAGGGTAAATGCCGTTTGATGATACCTTAATTATACCACGGTTTTCAGAAAAGTCCAATAACTCGTTAATTATTTTCCTGATATCCCGTATATTTCAGAACCGCCAGCTTCTCAGCCCGGGAGCGGGCGAACGGCACCCCGTAGCTGGGGTCCTTGACATCGTTGCTGCATGGCACGCCGGGCAATGCGCGTTTAAACGCTTCAATCTCCTCGGGGTGGCACATCCCGACGGAGTGCATTTCGATTGGCGTCTGGTACTGCCGGTGCGGGGTGTTCGTGGGCGCCGGGATTCGGTGGCAGTCGCCAGACCCGCATCCAGGGCACGCCTTAAACGATGCCTCCCGCATGTGTTGGAAGTGGTCCACAACGCCACAATTCTTGCATCTGTACACGTAAATCGGCATCAGTATCCTCCTCCCACGGTCTCCCGTTGGGCCTGGTTTGCACCAAGTTGTGCTTGTTGGTTATCCTGGGTCTGCGAACTGGGCATCCCCCCCATCACTTGGCCGGGTTGCTGATTCTGGAGCACGGCTGCCAGCCCCGCGTTCGACTGCCCGCCCGGCCCTTGACCCCCAGGCTGACCCTGGGAGGTCTGCGGCCCCGGACCCATCATCATCATCTGCATCATCCGCATCTGGAACTCAGGGTCAAAGAACACCTCGTCCATCCAAGACATCCCGGCTTCCTTCGCCATACGAAGGATGAAGGATTTAACATTGAACGGGATGCCCATCATCATCATGGTCTGGGCTGCCTGAGCCGACGCCGGCAGAATCTTGACGGCGAAATCCAGAGCCGTGGCAAGTCGCTGTCGGGAGTCCACACGCGACATGGACTCCACCTGAATCTTAAACGTGAAGTCCAGGAAATCCCCACGCCGGGCTTCGGGCGTCAGGATCACCTGCTGATCGACCACCTGGGCTGACTGGGTTTGAACCGGCCCCGCCGGCGTCATCGCGTACTGCGCTGCCACTTGGTCACGCCGCACCAGGGGAATCTTAATGAACGGATCAGTGTGAAGATACCACGCCCGCTTCCGGGCCTCTTGGCCCGCCGCCTGATACAGCAGGTCCCTCATATCCTCCAGGCCCACGCTGGCGTTACTCTGGAGGATGCGGGCTTCTGTCGCAGAATCCGAGTTTAGAGTCTGCCCGCCGATGGACTGGGGGTTAGCCGCCATCTGGTTAAACCACCCCTGTAACTGAGCCAGATGGGACTCGTTGCTATTCTGTTGGCCCCCGAACGAATGAATCTTGATCGCCTCGTGGTCGTCCACGGAAATCGCCTCGCCGTCCCCGGCATCCCGCAGCGCCTCGGCGTCATCTTGTGCCGCTCGTTTATACCCGATGATGTCCTTCTGCCGTTCCGCCTGGTCCATGACCTTAACGGCCATTCGGTTCGCCCGAACGTGTAAATCCTGCCAGATGCCGACCAAGGCGACGGGCAACGGGTTCCCCGGCACCGGGGGCGTAAGCGCCAGGAACGTGTAGGGTCCCTCATTCGGGCCGTAGTAGTCGTGTACCCGGAGATACTCATCGAAGTGCAAGTCCTCACATGCCGGCACTGTCAGCACCGCCTTGGCACTCGGGACCCAAAGTTCCGCGATCTCCACCTCGTCATTCAACTCGTACTCTTCCCCGTGCTGAACCTGCGACATGGAGAGCCGGGACGCGCCGTCGTCTTTGGCCCCGTAGTCCCCGGCCCGGGGCAACCGCTCGACGAGATCGTTCGCGTATAACCCCGAGTCCAACAACTTCGCACGCGGGACGCAGATCACATCCCCGACAAACGCAGCATCCGCAAAGAGGTGCTCCCGGGATTTCGGGTCCACGATCAGATTGTCGAAGTCCACCAGTTCGGAAAAGACCGTTCCCGCATCGGTCTTGTTATCCTCGTCGAATGTATAAACGGAGTCCGACTCAGCCAGCCCCGTCTTGACGGTGCCCAGGGTGAAAATGGCGTCCACCAACCAACGGCGGTACAAGTCCTTGATATTCAGAGTGACCCCGAGGTAGTCCAGGGCCAACGACAAAAGGTCCCCGTACTGGCGAGACTGGAGGAACTGAGTCTCGGCTGAGTGCTTCGGGTAGTTGATTACCAGGTTCGGCACGAGGATGCGAATCGCGTTAAAGATCAGGTTCAACGGCTCGGTGCCGACCGAACCGTGGTCGGTGTCGTAATACTGCCCCACGTACTGGCGTAGGAACATCAACCGGGCCTGACGGAAGTTAGCGAGACGCTTTCGCCCAAGCTGGACGTACTGTTGCACTTTCTTTGGTGACACATCAGTGACCATATCAATTTCTCCAATCAAACGACTGCTTCCGGGCCGCGTGTTTCTTTCCGCTTTTGAACGCAGCTAAGCGACCCCCGATCGTGTAGAGACTGCCCCGCTCCTCGCGGACTGGGCGCCCATGAAATCCGTCCTGGACCCACACCGCGAGCATATCGGCGATTACTCGGTCCCCGTGACACTTCCGGGCTGAGTCTGATTCCTCGACGAGTGCAGCCGGGCCGATCCCGCCGCTCGCGTACTTCACGTAGCTCTTCGCCTCTTCTACGGCGTCCTCATCATGGTTGATGAACCCGCCGTGGGCGTACGCCCGGCGCAAGAGGCCCAACGCCGTAGCCTTCTTTTCCGGTGAGGATCGCCACCCGTACCGCTTGCCGGCCTTTTCACTCACTGTCCCGATTACACGGTCGAAGTAGACCCGGGGGTACTGGTACACCCGGACCACCTGCCGCCCAAAGTCGAATCCCGGGTCTCCGTTGTTCTCCCAGATCAGGAGGGGGAGTGCCCCCTTGCCGCCGACCCAGACGCAGATGGCGGTGACGATGCGGGCAAACTCGTAAGGCGGGGTATTGGCATCCGCCCACGCCGCGACCTTCTCCTGGGTCTGGTCGCACTTGACGGTGAGGGCGGAGTTAGAGGCTCCCTGCCCCTTCGAGATATCCGCCGCGACGGTGTACGTGAACCGCTGGTCTAGTCGTCCCCCGACCAGGGGCACCCACAATTTCAGGGGACCCTTGGGGCTTCGCCGCACCGAGGTCAGGTCCCGCTTCACGAGTTTCTCCGCGACCTGAGCCTCCGCCACTTCTTTCTTCCAGTTAATCGCAATCCGTAGCCGGGGGGGCTTGCAAAACAGCCGCTTGTGCTCCTCAAGGATATGGGCCTCAAAGAAGGTGTCGCCGGACCCAATGTGATCCATGTCAACTTCAATCGCCAACTCTTTAGGGGAGCGAACACCCTCCTCGTAATTGTACCACGGCGACCGAATCTTATACCGGCCCGACTCATCCTGGTCCACGTAGCGGTCCTTGCCCTTTTCCGGGTGTTCCCACCAGGGAAGCACGAACACGGCCACGGTCCCGGACATCCTCCACTTCGAGAACGCGGTGCCGGGACCGTTCGGCGTGGAGCACGCTAAACGACAGGCGGACACGTCACGGGTCGATCGTTTGATGGACTCCCCCTCTTCCATCTTCGCCATTTCGTCCAGCAAAATCGAAGTACGGCGGTCAGACGAACCAGCCGTGGCGTTCGCCGACTCCCCGTCAACGCGAGTCCCGTTGTCCAGGTTCACGACGTGCATCTTCTTCCGCATCATGCGAGGCTGCATCCACCTCGGCAGGTGGGCCTGGATGTAGTCCAGCTTCCCGAACAGAGTCCCTGGGTCAGCGCGATTTCCCAACGGGTAATTCCGGGGCAACCCGTCAAGCTGGTCCACCGCATCCTGTTTGCGGGACAACACCAGGTGCGACTCAGAACCGCGAAAGTTGAGCCGGTGGGCCAACACCGCGATGTGCGACCAAGTGGCGCCCATGTCGCGGCTCTTATCCGTGAGACCGTCCTCGCCCTCCTCGATGTGGTGTTCCAACCACAGGAAGTGCTCGTCCTGGAGGGGCCACGTCACGAACGGGATGTGGGCGTGGTCGGCCTGTTTAACTTTCCCGAGGTCGCCCGTTTCAAAGATTCGCAGGGTCCAACAGAACGCATTCACAAAAAACAGGAGCGACTGCGAGCACGCCGTGTACAGGTCTCGCTGTAACTCCGTGTCCTCCTCTGCCATTTCCAACATCTTCAACCGCCACGCCAGGTTCTGGCTTGGGTCCTTGGGCACCTTCAACCCGGTTACAGGGCACGTCCACACCGTGGGGAAGGTGGGGAACCCTAGGGCCAATTCGGGTTTGGTAGCGAACTCATTCGGCATCGGGCTTCCTAGGCTTGTACTCGGGGGGACCCCCCACTGCGGGCACGAGACTGTTCAGGCGGACTTTCGCCAGGTCCCGAACGTGATCCAACGCCGTCATCCGCCCCTCATCCTCGGGGGCAGCCTGCGGAGTCTTACCCTCTAAGCGGTCATAGATCAATTGAATCGCCCACGACTCGGGCTTGTGCGTCACCCGCGTCTCCCTCCCCTCGTCGTCTAGGACGGCCTCGGTCCACCCCAGGGCCTTGTTGAACAACAGCTTGGCCAGAGCTTCCCCACGACTCAGGGCACCCTCCGCCATAGTCCACTCATGGGCTTCCGCTGCCAACTCCCGGAGATGGGCGGTTAACTGCCGGGTGTCGTACTTCTTGCTAGCCATGTCACGCCGCTCCGGGGATCAAAGGGCCTCGCGGTATGCCGGCCGGTCTGTGACTTCGCGACTGCCGTTTCGGATCACACCTTGGATCGCCACGTCCACAACCCCGTTGGGGGCGACTGCGAACACCAGGGCACCATTCGCACCGATGTGCTTAAAGTCCGATCCACGCGCCACGCCGCCGTTCGCGGCCACGGTGCCCCGGATAATCGTCACGGGGTCAGTCGGCGTGGTGTCCGCCGCAGCCCCGAAGTGGGCAAACACATCGCCGCCCGCGACGGAGACGATGGTTACGTCCGTAACCTCCAGATACTCGTGCGCCTTGAGCGTGTAAGCCGCTGTCGCTCCGTCCTCTCGGATGGGGACTTCGACACCGGCACTCGCGTTCGCTGAATGTAATCGCCCTGTGAAGGGCCGTCCAATATGCGCTGACATTGTTGGTTCTCCTGTCGTTAGTTACAGATTCCGATAATACGCCCGCCACCGCCGCCCCCTGCCAGGGACCCGGTGAACTCTACGCCACCCACCCCGTACATGGTGCCGTCTCGCACATCTGCCTCGGCTGGGACCGTCGTGTCCTGCTCGATACCGTCAAGCACAAACCCCATCCACAGCAGAGATGTGGGCTGGTCTGTCCACGCCCCCGCGTCAGTTCGTTCCGTGGCCTGGACGGTGTTCAAGCCCAGCAGGCCCCCCACATCGGCAGCATCGGAGAAAGACGAGGCAGTCACCACGATGTTCGATGCGCTGGTTGACTGCACGGTCAGCCGGTACGCTACGCCCGCTTCCAGCACCACGGACGCGGAAAACAAGACCGACGCGGGTAAGTTATTCCCCGTCACCACAAACGCCGGGTCGAGGGTCAGGGACGCCAACACAACATCGGCGGCGTCGTACAGCTTAAACAGCAGATCGCCAGTCGAAGTGTAGGAACGCCAGCAAACCCCGATCACGCGGACCCGGGTGGGCATCACAAACACGTTGCCGCGTTCGTCGGGGGTGCTCCCCGTATTGAAGGTGAAGGACGTGTCGGCGATATAGGCCGGATGGGACGATGCCGGGATGATGCCCGCCGTCCCGTACTCGATCGTTACGGACATGTGCACGTTGTTCACGCCCGCCCACGCTGCCGTAAACAGGGCGGAGCGGGGGAACCCGTGGTTCGCGAGCAGCGTGAGGGCGTTGATATTGCAGCTTCCAAACGACGTAGCCGGCTGCGCGATCACGATCGCGAAGAACTGGCCCTGGGTCACTGAAACTGGGGTTGTCAGAGTGGCAGTAAACCGCCCCGCCGCCGACACCGTGACCACCGCATCCGCTCCCACCGCCAACAGCGTACCCGAGGGGAACCCCGTAGCGTCCAGGGACTCCACGCGGATGAGCAGGTCAGCCCCGGTAGAGACAGTCCGCACCTGAAAATGCAATTTGGTGATGGTGTCCGCCACCCGGGCCTGGGTCATAAGTGCGGCTTTCTCGTCCGCCGCGTTAATCAATAGGGACCCCGCATCTGCCCCCGCGATCCACACGTTGCGGAAGTCCGGGTACGCCAATGGTGAGATGCTAGCGATGGGCATACTGGCGTCCTTACGGGTTCTCGGTGAACTCGGCGATCGAGCCGATCACATCCGGTTCGTAGACATCCCGCAACTGCCCCACTACGCTGGCGAAGGAGTCCGGGGTGATCCAAACGTCGTTGAGGGCGTACGAGACACCCGGGGCATCAAAGGGCAAGCGGCCCGGGTTACAAGCCAGCAAAATAATGCGCCGGGGGCCGATCTTTACCCGGAGGTTATCAACCAAGTCGTACATCGAAATTGGGGCGCCGATATCCGGGTAGGCGAACCACTCCCCGCTCCCCGGGTCCACATTCCCGTGGACAAACACGACCAGGGCCTGGGGATACCGGGTCTGGATTTCCACCACCCACTGCCCGGACGCCTCCAACAGGTCGGCGCACGCCGGCATAATGCTCACATCGGCGAAATAGTTCGGATTGTGGGCCGGAACGTGGCACGCCCAGAGGGTAGTACCGCACGCAAGGGCCAATAGCAGCAGGAGAGTACGCATTTTGTCACCTATCCCCGTTTTGTGGTAAAGTAGCCTGGTGGGATGAGGAGGTGGGGGGCCGGGAGACCCTATCCGGCTACCCCCACCTACAACTCATCCGAGATTCGCTCTCAATCGAACACGTACAGGGACACTTTCGCATCGCCGATGGCGTCCGCGACATCCCGCTGCACTCGGACCTTCACGACGTTCTTAAAGTCCGTCCCTGACACCAACACCAAACCGTCAATGCTCTCCGTGGTGTTGCCGCCGGCGAACATGGGCAGGGCGGTCAACTCGTTTGCCCTGACAAACAGGACAATATACTCCGGTGTCGAATGGTTGGTGGTCAATTCGACCACCACGGCGGCATCGCTCAGGATGAACATCGCATCGGGCGACCCAACCGGGGTCGATGTGGCATCCCACAACAGGGCTGTCCCGAAATTGTCGGGCAGGAGCCGCTCGATCACGGTGTGAGCGGCCTCATTGGTGTCAGGTAGGGTCACATCGACGTTTTGATCGCCGGCTACCACGCACCCGTTTAGCTCGATGGCCTGCCGAAGCTTGACAACGATGCTCATTTTCGACCCTCTCCTGGAGTGTTTGTTCGCCCAGCGCCCTTCCAGCGTGGAACGCCTTGCGGAGTATCTGTTTGCGGTCCCGCCATTCCAGGGTGAGCACGGCTACCCGCCCCAGTCGATACCCCCGACGCCGGCCGAGGTAGTACCCGGTCAGAAGCAGGGTCATCGAAACGATCATCGGTAGTATAAGCGCACTCATACCGAGGTCTCCCGGCTCGCCTCAACCCGGCGCCGGGCCGTCGCCAGAGTCAATGCCTGGGCACGCTGGGCCAAGGCCTCGTGGACCTGCTGGTCGTGGCAGTGGCACCTGGTCACGAGGGTCGTGAGGGCCGCGAGCGTGTTTTGTTCGATGGCGAGCCAGGCTTTACCCAGCGTGATCTCTTGCTGGAGGTAGGCGATTTCGAGCTTCAAGGCCTCTCGCTTGGCGCGTGCCCCCTGAACGGCGGAGTAGACGGCGATCGCCAGGCACACAAGGGCGACGAGGCCAAGATAGAACAGGTAGTACAGCATGGGGTCTCCTTTAGGAAGGTTGGGGTCGGGGCGTGCGCAGATCGAGTGCTCGTTGGAGGCGGATAATTTTGTCCTGGTCGCGGCTCAGGTCCGCATCATGGTTTTCTTTCTCCGTGTCCAGTGCCGCGAGGAGGGGGGTGTGGGGAATCACCAGTGCCCCCTAGTCCGCCTCCCGCATCGT